CACACTGACTCCCGCAGATCTCGATCCCCGTCGGCAGGCCATGATGCTGTACATTCAGGGATACCGCGTAGCCCGCATTGCTGAAATGCTGGGCGAGAAAGTTGCAACCGTACACAGCTGGAAGAAACGCGACAAGTGGGGCGAGTATGGCCCACTGGATCAGATGCAGCTCACCACTGCCTCGCGTTACTGCCAGCTCATCATGAAGGAGACGAAAGAAGGGAAAGACTTCAAGGAGATTGACCTGCTGGCGCGCCAGTCAGAACGCCATGCCCGCATCGGCAAATTCAACGACGGCGGCAACGAGGCCGACCTTAACCCCAACGTGGCGAACCGCAACAAAGGCCCGCGCAAGCCACCGGAAAAGAACGTATTCAGCGACGAGCAAACCGAAAAGCTGCAGGAAATTTTCCACAGCTCGATGTTCGCCTATCAGCGCCACTGGTGGGAAGCAGGCAACCGCCACCGCATCCGTAACCTGCTCAAGTCACGCCAGATTGGTGCGACCTTCTTTTTTGCCCGTGAGGCACTGATTGACGCCATCACCACCGGGCGCAACCAGATTTTCCTCTCCGCCAGTAAGGCCCAGGCGCACGTATTCAAACAGTACATTATCGACTTCGCCAAAGAGGTTGATGTGGAGCTGAAAGGCGATCCGATGGTACTGCCCAACGGCGCAACGCTCTATTTCCTCGGCACTAACGCGCGCACCGCGCAGAGCTACCACGGCAACCTGTACCTGGATGAATATTTCTGGATCCCGAAATTCCAGGAGCTGCGCAAAGTCGCCTCCGGCATGGCAATCCATAAGCGCTGGCGGCAGACCTACTTTTCCACCCCGTCGAGCCTGACACACAGCGCCTATCCGTTCTGGTCCGGCGCGTTGTTCAACCGGGGCCGTAGCAAAACCGACAAGGTGGACATTGACCTGACCCACGGCGGCCTGGCTCCCGGCCTGCTCTGCCCGGACGGGCAATATCGCCAGATTGTCACCGTAGAGGACGCGGTGCGTGGTGGCTGCAACCTGTTCGACCTCGACCAGCTGCGCATGGAGTACAGCCCGGACGAATACCAGAACCTGCTGATGTGCGAATTTATCGACGATCTCGCATCGGTGTTCCCGCTCAGTGAGTTGCAGGCGTGCATGGTGGACAGCTGGGAAGTGTGGGCCGATTTTCAGGCCCTGGCCCTGCGCCCGTTCGGCTGGCGCGAAGTATGGATTGGCTATGACCCGGCGAAAGGCACGCAGAATGGAGACAGCGCCGGATGCGTGGTTATGGCCCCGCCTGCCGTGCCGGGTGGCAAGTTCCGCATTCTGGAGCGCCACCAGTGGCGCGGGATGGACTTCCGCGCCCAGGCCGACGCCATCAAGCAACTCACCCAGCAGTACAACGTGACCTATATCGGTATCGACTCAACGGGCGTGGGCCACGGCGTTTATGAGAATGTGAAAGCGTTCTTCCCAGCCGTGCGCGAGTTTGTCTACAACCCGAACGTGAAAAACGCCCTGGTGCTCAAGGCGTACGACATTATCAGCCACCGCCGCCTGGAGTTCGACGCCGGACACACCGACATTGCGCAGTCCTTCATGGCTATCCGCCGGGCAACTACCGCCAGCGGCAACCGCCCAACCTACGAAGCCAGCCGCAGCGAAGAAGCCAGCCACGCAGATTTGGCCTGGGCAACGATGCACGCGCTGTTTAACGAACCGCTGCAGGGCGAGGCCGCCAATACCAGCAACATTGTGGAGATTTTTTGATGAGTGAACACGACGCCCTGACCAGCACCGCGCCAGCGGAAGTAACTGCCCAGCCAACCAGCGCTATGTCTGCTGAGGCGTTCAGCTTTGGCGATCCGATCCCGGTGCTGGACCGCCGCGAACTGCTGGACTATGTGGAATGCGTGCAAATGGATAGATGGTACGAACCGCCCGTAAGCTTTGACGGCCTGGCTCGTACCTATCGCGCCGCCGTGCATCACAGCTCACCGATTGCCGTTAAGCGCAATATCCTGACCAGCACGTTTATCCCGCATCCGCTGCTGAGCCAGCAGGCGTTCAGCCGTTTTGTGCAGGACTATCTGGTATTCGGTAACGCCTACCTGGAGAAGCGCACCAACCGGCTGGGCGGTATTCTGTCGCTGGAGCCGTCACTGGCAAAATACACTCGCCGCGGGATCGATTTAGACACTTATTGGTTTGTGCAGTACGGCATGACCACGCAGCCCTACGAGTTCACCAAAGGCAGCATCTTCCACCTGATGGAACCGGACCTGAATCAAGAGGTTTACGGCCTGCCGGAATATCTTTCCGCCATTCCATCGGCCCTGCTGAATGAGTCCGCGACGCTGTTCCGCCGCAAGTATTACATCAACGGCAGCCACGCGGGCTTTATCATGTACATGACCGACGCCGCGCAGAACCAAGAGGACGTGAATAACATCCGCCAGGCCATGAAAAGCGCCAAAGGGCCGGGCAACTTCCGCAACCTGTTTATGTACTCGCCCAACGGCAAAAAGGACGGTATTCAGATCATCCCTCTTTCAGAGGTGGCGGCAAAGGATGAGTTTCTGAACATCAAGAACGTGAGCCGGGATGACATGATGGCAGCACACCGAGTGCCGCCTCAAATGGTGGGGATTATGCCTAGCAATGTTGGGGGGTTTGGGGATGTGGAGAAGGCTGCCAATGTGTTTGTGCGGAATGAACTGATTCCACTACAAAAAAGGTTTAATGAGTTGAACGTATGGTTAGGGGAAAAGATTGTAGATTTCGTCAAATATGATCTTGACTAAGAAAAACCAGGTTAATCTACTTTATGTTAGAATAACCAGGTCTTTTGAAAATTTTTTTAATCTAAATCTTTTAATACTTTTTTGACTACTGGTTGGAATATTGATTGTTTAACTGAAATACCAAAATCCAACCAGTAAACAACATTATAAAAATAAGCCCCGTCAGTGTGGATACGATAAAGAATATTTTCAACCCTTGCCTTACTAAACAATTCAATCACTCTAAGCGATGCCTTCTCTCTGACTAAAGGATTACCGTCACCAAGCAAACGTAAAATTTGCGCATCGTTTAAATCAGAAAATGCACGAATAGGTAATTTTGCTATAAGCCTATGCTTAATAGAGTTTTCAATATCTGAAAATATTAACCCGACCTCTCTTCCTTTTGCAATCTTCATATATACCTGAGCTAGCGAATCATACACACTCTCATTATCAGTGTACAAGTCGAGAAACGTTCTATCATTTGTAAACTTGGCCTTGTTTAGCAATGAAATATCGTCCCACTCACCATAACGTTTAAAATAATCCATTATCGGCATTAAAATCACAACATTACCAGCCGATATTACACCTCTAATTAAAGGCATATCTTCTTTATGCATACAAGAAGCTAGCCAATTTACACAATCTGAGAGCATATTATTCAAGATCATTTCTTTCACACCTCCTGTAAAAAACGCACTCACAGACTGCCCTGGAGGGAGAATTATTTTAACATTCTCATCATAAAGTGACTCGCATTTATCGACCAAGCACTCACGTATTTTATTTATATAATTTTTTTTATCTTTAACTGCTAAAGCGATTAAGAACTTGGCACTTATAGTAAACTCAGACAACAGCCTTTTTTCTAGAACATCTCTCGCTTCAAATTTTAAAGCATAAGACACATACTCGTCATAGTATTTATCTTTTACATTCGCATCTGAGGGTAATTTTAATAGCTTTTCAGCTTTAGTGTCATAAAATACACCATTTATGTATGAAAGATGCATCAAAGACCTGAGTCTTATTTTAACATCTTCGTGCTCTAATAATAAATCTGCTTTTTCTTTCGTAAGTTCTTGCCTTGTAATTAATGCATTAAGGCAAGACAGTCTAATATCTTCATTGCTACAATCGAGGCCTTTTATCAACATTGAAACTTCCAGACTCATCGCCCCCTCATTGAACTTCTGTATAATTTTTTTGTTCAGAGATGTTGGTTGAAGTTCAAGAATTGACTCGAAACCTCTCGATATACTCTCCCTAAATTTGATAGATATAATCGCCTCCAGAGATGGGATTAAAGTTCTATTATTTTTTCTTGCATACTCCTTAGTTAACAATTCTATATCAGATGTAAACCCAAGTTTTGATAGATATTTTATGGCTGATATACGAACATCATCACTCTCATGCTCTCCGAACCATTCCACCTTAACTTCGTGATCAATATTTTCATTTTTGTAATTAACAAATGCAATGGCATCAATAAGTTTCGCCTTTATCGCACCTTCAAAAACAAGCATATAAAATCTTAGTCGATTAGGCTCAAGTGACAACCAGTGCCATAAAGGTATATTTTTATTAAAATATCCATTCAGTCCTGATTTCAACATATTTACTTCAACCATGAACTCGAATTTATAATTTGACTTATTTTGATATAATAAATTAGCATCATGTGCACCTAAATAATCACTATCATTCCCGCTCTTATTGAGAGAAAAAGCCAATAATTTTAAATACGCTATATCTGAAGTAGTAAAAGTACTCAAAAATTCTGTGTGGATTGTATTAGAGAATTCGTTTAAAAACTTACTTACATCATGTTTCTGTTCAACAGGTTGAGTATTTGGTATCGTGAATTCTGTATCATCATTTTTAATCGAATCTTCGGTACCCTCACTTATCTGTTCAACCCGTTCAGCTTCTAAAATACCATTGACATATGAAGTAATCCATCGTCTTATTTTTTTTTCAAATTCTCGTTCATCCTTAAACACCTCATATAAAACCTTCTTGCCTTTTATCAAGTTCTCCTTGAAATCAAGAACCTTTCTTAAGGCATCACCGGGGTCTTGCAAAAGACTGCTGTCAACATCTTTAAATAACATAAGCATTTGTGGTATTTTTTCTTTAGCATATCTTTCAAATGAAAGTTGAAATTCCTCCTCAAATCCTGATGTATATATACCATTGTTATCAGGTGCAGTACCCCACCGTTTCCAAAGCATGCCAATAAATAATTCACATCTGGCTAAATCTTTATTTATAATGGCTTGAGGACGACCAATTCCCCCAAGAGTTTCCTCCCAACCAACCATTTCAATCTGATACCCTGTAATATCGGAATTGTTTGAATTATATTCATCAGCGACTTCACGCGCAATTTGTCGCTCAACACCTAAATCACCGGGGGATGCAATAAAAACTTTAATAATTTTGCGAACACTTTTCATAATTAAATCCCTAAAACAGTCGCGTCTTTCATATCAATTTATGGATGATATTAATATAGGATTTAATTTTTGACTACTTCTCTTAAGCCAAGCGCGCGCTCGTATCCCCGCCACGCCTGCCCGCTTTGTGTAGCGGTTTTCATGCGCCTGCATGACATAAGTAAAAGCCCACCAGTTCTGGCGGGCCTCGGCTAAAACGATCCTCAAACGATCATGCGGATTCATGCAGCATAGTCATGCAGTCAGCTCACAAAAATCAAAAGCGCTATTAAGGACATCCTACAGCGCTTTTGAGGATACTGGCTCAACCATAAAGCC